ACGAAAGGTGTCAATATTTGCTATTCTCGTCATTTCTAGGTATAGTTTGTCAATTTTATTAAGTTTATGTAAAATGGGCTGGCACAGAAAGAAAAAGATACTAACCAAAGAAGAGTTACGCGAGGAGATAGAGATCATTATAAAGGCTCTTTATGAGATACCCTCTATGTCTGATAAGTTGCCCAACTATATTTATAACCGCATAGAATCAGTAATTGAGTATGTTAAAGAAAAGGGCTGGTAGCAAAGAGTTTTCGCCTGAAGAGAAAGTTGAAATCCTGAGGGATATAAGTGTCATTGGCAATGTGTCAAAAGTGGCGCAAAAGTGGGGTGTGTCTAGACAAACCATTTACAACTGGAAAGCGGAGCGCTCGAAGATAGATGATGAGATCATTTTAAGGGAGAATAAGCCTGATCTGGATCATAGTAGCATACTAGAACTGGAGAAGTACAGGAACGTATTGTCCGACTTGGGTACGCTAGAGCAACGCAAAGAAAAGATGTCGGCTAAAGTAGAGTTCATGCTGATGAAGATAACTACGCTGTTAGAGAATCATCCAGACTTGGATGCGATTCACCCAAAGGACTTGAGTAAGATTATGAAGGATTTACATGATGTTCGTAAGGAGCTGAGCAACGAGCCGACTATCATTATTGAGTATAAAAATAAGGTGCGAGAGCAAACACTGCAAGTTCTTCAAGACTTCCTAAACATGGATCAGTTGCGAGAGTTTGCGCAAAGGATGGAGGCAATAGAAGCGGATTATGAACTCATTTAAAGGGATACAACAAAGACAGTATAAAGAAGCTCAAAAGTCAGAGGAGTTATTTTGCAAAGTTACAGGAGCCGTAAAAGGCACGAAGCAAGATGACTACAATCACATTGACGCTCGTATCGGAGATGTGACCTATGACGTTAAGGGCATTAAAGGGTGTCACAGCAAGGGGTATATCCTTGTGGAATTCAGAAACGTTCAGGGTAAGTCTGGGTGGTGCAGCCCTAATGGTGCGGACAAGATAGCTTTTCAGTTTCAGGGGGAGTTTGTGGTCGTGGACAATAACGAGTTGTATAGATACGTACAGAAAAAGATGATTCCCAAAATAAACAATAAGAAAGGCGTATTAAGAGGCAATAGCCTTCATAAAAAGTATGGATTTACTAATATTGCTTACACGCTAATGGGCAGAAACAATAGAAAAGACATTTTTGTATATATACCAAAGGAGGACTTGATGGAGCTTAAAGAGGAGGTATATACCTATGAAAATTAAGTTGTTCAATTTTTCTATATTTAAAAGGTTCTTAAACAAAGCAAAACCCTTTAAATGTTTGGGTGTTGTTTCTCATGGTAGGCAGTGTGAGGTGCAATGTACCCTGTGTAAGCGAGCGTATGCCCCAAAAAAGTAATTGGTCTGATTTATTGGTGAATGTGGTAGGACACGATCCTCCTACTGATTCTTTGGAACTCAGGAACTCATTTATCGAGAATTGTCTAGCAGATCAAGATGGTTTTAAGGTTAGTCAAGCTGATATACACCTTACCATGCAGAAGGGCATTTATGATTGGGAGCAAGAAGCCTTGTCTAAGAACGCTCGTTTGAATGGGTTGATTCGTGCGCCCTATAACACTGGTAAGTCTCAACAAGTGCCTATTGGTTTGTCTGCGTACATGACCACTAGAAAGCACGAGCTAGAAACGTTGATTGTGTCTGCTGATGGGGGTATCTCTACGAAGAGGATATTGTCTTTGCGTGCGCTATTCATGAGTGATATGTACCGATACTGGTGCAGGGAACATAACTTCAATCCTGTTGAGTTTGACCGCACCGATACTGGTTCGACCCAGCGTATAATTGTAAAAAGTCGTAACCGTACAGGTAATCCCACTTATGAGGCGTATGCAGTACTGACCCAAACCACAGGACAGCGAGCTGGTGTCTTGATCCTTGATGACGTGTGCAATGACGAGGATAGAATATCTACGGCTCGTAGGGAAACCGTATGGAACAAAGTATCTAACACATGGATCAAGCGTGTTCACGATAAAGGTATTGTTTTGAGCGTTTGTACGCCTTATCATCCGAATGATGCTAATAGTCGGCTAATGAAGTCGGGCATCTTTAACGTATTACAAATATCGGTAAAGGAAGATAAGACAGGCTACAAAGTAGAAGAATGGAACAACCTAAAGTAGTGATATACGCTAGATTTACAACAGATGTTGACCAGAAACAAGTAAACTCAATTAAGAGCAAAATTAACTCTTTTGTACGTATGATTGACGCTAAAGTCGTGAAACAGTCTTGGGAAATAGTCCAGAAAGGAGCCTCTTCTGAAAAGTTCAATCCTTTATTCGATGATTGCATTAAAAATGGATGGGGCATACTCACTTACGACCTTAGAACATTACACGAACACCGATCAGGTGCATTACATATAGTAGAAGAGGGTGCAGAAATGGGTGTCCCCATTTTTTTTGTTGATTCTGAGAGTGCGTTTAAATCTATACTTTCTATATGAAAGAACCTGACAAGACTTGGGATATTCCCTTATGGGAAACCAATCACAGTAAACAAAGGCTACTCCAAGAAGAAGCGATGGACTTTCTGTCGTATAAGCTGGGGTACGAAATGAGCGAGGAGACAGATGACCCGACTAAAAAGGCTTACAAACACTTTGATGGCTACAATCACTACCCTGATGGCAACCTTACGGCTATTGACTACGATAGCGGTAGTCCTGTCTGGCTTTGTGCTGATTTCAACAGGTCTCCTCATTGTTGGGCTCTTCTCCAAGTTAAAAAGGCTCGTAATGGTCTTAAGCAATATGTTGTTTTTGACGAAATCTTCTCCAAAGAAGCTCTGACCACTGAGCAAGCCCTCAAAGCGGTTGAATTATTGAAAAAATGGGGTATTTCAAAGGTTTTATTGGCTGGAGACAATACATCCAACCAAAAAAGTGGTAATTATGGTCGTGTAGGCAAAAATGACTGGGATTATGTGCGAGAAGTGTTTGATGAACACCAAATTTCGTATAAAAACGAGCTAGACATCCAAAATCCACGAAGAAAAGTACGTGTGGACAAGATAAACAACGTGATTTACGCTGGAATTAATGGAGAGCGAAGATTACTTGTTAATACAAGATGCGATCATGTCATAAAAGACTATATGTACTCTATCGTGAACGATAAAGGGCTAAAAATAGACAATGGTGACAGGGGACACATGTCGGATGCCACAGATTATGCTATTTGGCGTAATGAAAAAGGTAATAACTCACCAATGTACGTGCTGCGCTAGTCTCTTTTGATGGCTTTGGTGCGTTTACCCATACCAACACGTTTTTTCTCACGTACAGCTTCAGAAGCTTTGCCCTTTGCCCTGAGTTCTTTCCAAGTGACAGGAGTTTTGGATGAAACACGCACAGTAGGTCGACATTTCTTTACGCCCTTGAATTTAGCTGATCCACAAGCCGATCCGTCTTGAGTAGTCCATTTTTCTTTCATCCATCGAGCCACACCTGTTTTACCAGACTTTTTACCCTTGTAGGTTCCACCTCTTTTCTTATATTCCTTTACAATCCACGCAGAAGCATACGCGCTAGGGAATATTTTAAACTTTCGTTTAGCTTCAGATTTGACTCTGCTGTATAGAGCTGGTTTTGCTGGTTCATTCTTTGCCATAGATTAAAAGTAAAAGAAAATATCACTACAAATCAATACTTTAATTTGGTATTGAATCAAAACATAAATAGTAAGTATTTTGTCGCCATGAAAGGAGTAACTAGACTTAGCGGTGGTCGTATCAAATATAGGGGTAACACCTTTGCTGGCTTCAACAAGCCTCGTAACAGTTGGAGAGATGATAAAAAGTTTGTAGTTTTAGCCAAGAAAGGCGACAAAGTAAAAATTGTCCATTACGGTGACCCTAATATGCCCATACGCAAGAACGAGCCTGCTCGCAGGAAGTCGTTTAGAGCTAGACATCGTTGCTCCACAGCAAAAGATAAATTTAGCGCACGTTACTGGTCGTGTAAAAAGTGGTAATCAAATAATGGCAATTTCACAAGAACAGCTCAATAAAGATTTAAAATTCGAAGTAAAACAGTTACATTCTGTCATTGAGTTAATAACCAAAGACATTCAAGATATGAAAGAAGCACTGTTAGGTAACGAGTTCAACAAAGAAGGTCTCGTGTTCAAAGTCGAGAATAACGAGAAACAAATTGAAGAACTTGTAAAGTTCAAGCAAAAAATAATTGCGTGGGCTACTGGAGCTGGATTAGGTTCAGGTACATTAGTCAACTTGTTAATGGACTTAATGAAATAATTATGATTGATTCATCTAAACTCTACTCTGTACCGAAGGATGTCGTTGAAGACATCGTAATGAAAGAAAGCCGTCACCCATACTATAGTGTGGTTCTGGACAGGGCTAAAATCATGAATAGTTGGTTTCAGGCGGAGTACGATGAATACACAGCTATATCCAGCACCGTATTCTCTGACAAGTCTTATATTATCGCTCAATCTACCATAGAGAGTAATGACGAGTACAAGGAAAGACTTTCTAGAATGAAGCTGTTTCCGCTAGAGCAGAAGTTCTTTTCTGCTCAACAAAGAATATATGACGAAAACAACGTCAATAGGAGCTATCCTCAGAACAAAGACTTTTGGATGTACAAAGAATCCAACTTTGATGATGCAGGGTGTTCCATTACTGAGTTTTATAGAGACAAGGTTCTCTTCGTAAAAGAAGTATTAGGATTTGGCGCAGTAGTTACTGATCTCATGATGGATGGAGAAGGCAACCCTGTTACTGATACAGATGGTAACGTGGTTCCTTACAACTTTGTGGTTAGACCTCATGAGATATGGAACTTTGAGGTTAAGCAAGGGATATTGACTCTGCTTGTAACTCGTCAGATGTATTATGACATACACAATGTTAAGAAGCATAAGTGGACTGCTTATACTCCTGAATACATTTGTGTGTATACCGAAGAAAACGGAATTAAAAAGAAAACGCTTGAGATACCTAACCCATTCGGTGAGGTTCCAGCTACCCTGCTAAAGGGTCAGACCGATGCTAACAGCTCGTTCATTGTTGGTAAACCTCGTAGATACTCCTTGAAGGGTATGTACCTTGCAGCCTCAGAACTCTTCTATGACCTCAAGAAAGGTTCTGAGCTGTTTGGTCACCCTATTCCTGTGCTTACAGATTCAATAGTTCGGTCTCTAGCTGGTGTCGCTGATGACGACCAGTACGATTCACGCACCATCAAAGAAGGTGTAGGTATGGCTATCATCATTCCTGATAAGCAACAGATACCCAACAATATGTTGTATCAAGCGGATATGCAGGGTCTTCAGCATCTTAGGGATGTTATTTTTGGTGATTTGATGTCGTTAATATTCTTAATGGCTCAAGTCAGAGACAAGTCCATTGTTAAGAGCAACGTATCAGGATCCTCTAAACGATTTGATAACGTAGACGAACAAGGGTTACTAGCCTCTACCGCCATGGATATGGAAATGGTAGAGATGCAAGTCCTTAAAAGAATGGCTAAGGTTCGTGACGAAGACCCTATGGATTACAACGTCACCTATTCGAAGCACTACGACTTGTCCAGCGCCGCAGAGATATTCTCAGATATTACAGAGGGTATGCAGTATCACGTACTGCCCCTACCCCTACTCAAGAAACTTACTGGCGAATACATGAGAAAGCGTTCCATGCCGCAAGAAGATATACAATCGGTAATGGATTATTTCGATGAGTTTGGTATTCCTAGAACAAGTGGTGATCTTAAAAATCTTATTGATATATTACCACAAGAAGAACTTCAACGCCAAGCAGAACTTGGTATTGATTTAAATAGCGAGCAATAACTAACTTATAACCATTATGAGTGAAGAAAACATAGAGCCCGTTGACGCTCCTGAGTCAACAACAGAAGAGACAACTTCTCAAAACGTACAACAGCAACCAGAGTTCGATAAAGACAAGTTCTTTAGGGGCGCTTACAACGAAGGTAAGGGCAAAGTCGAGCGTGATATGATTAATAAATTTTCTGAAATATTAGGTGATGATGTCAATACTCTCGATGATGCGTTCTCTTTATTGTCAAATAAAATGCAACCTGTGCAAGAGGATAAGGGCGAAGCAGACCAGTTGCGAGAACTGTTGCAACAATACCAAGAACAAGCAGAGGCAGCCAAAGAGCAATTAGCACTGAATCAAATGGAGAGCCGAATAGGTTCTGAGTTTAATTCTGCTTTTAGCGCTTTAGAGCAAGACAACGAGCTGACGCTCAGAAAAGATTACATAGAACAACTGTTCTACAATGAATATGAAATTGAGGAGAGTAA